TCATCACCTTTCAGCGGATCGGACGTTTGAATTGTTCGATCAACGTCACCTGAAATGATTTCTTGCCTTGACGGATTTAGAGTTCTGCTACCACCAGCATCAAAGTAATCATCTGGAATTGCGGCACTAGCTCGCCAAGCAATGTCACACCGCTTGATGTGATACACAATTTGCTCATACCAGTAGTTATCTGGGATAAGGGCCATTGCCTCTTCTAGGCGTGCTCGATCCCCAGCAGGGATTTGTGCGCCAGCATTGAAGCCCAGATGGTACCTAGTTTTTGACTTTAGATAATCGTCTAGTTCCATTACGCAGCTCCAGTGATATTGCTGTAGGTATCAGCAAGCACTGACTGCAGTTGCTGTGTTTCAGATGGCGATAGAGCACCTTCTGTCTGAAGCTTTGCTAGTAATACGGCTGCTGGTGAATTCTGCATAGCTGCTTGCTGTGCCCCTGCACCCAACGCACCACCCAAGATTGCACCAACCAAGCCACCTGCAAATCGTGGTCCAGGTTTTACAGCCTTACGCATACTGTCCATAGGACCAGATACCAGCTCTTTTCCTTTCATCAAGCGATCTTTTAATTGACCTAAACCATAAGGAACAGCACCAGCTGTCGCCCCAGCCAAGGCACCAGCACCACTGCCCAGTAAAGCAGCCGTGCCAGTACTCATTTGATTCTGTTGATCTTGCTGCGCTTTAGCTAGTAACGCTTCTTCAATACTAATTGCCATTACTATACTTAGACTTTAATATTACTAGTTTAACTAATAAAGATTAAGTCCTCTTCAATCAACTGATCCCAGTTAACTCGTGGAATATTTTCAAGCTGTTTGAGATTGGCAAACTGTTCTCCACTTAGGGACATACGTAATTCAACAATTTTTTTAGCTGTTGCAAAGCCAACGCCTGGTAGCCGTTTGGCGATCTGCTCTGCTTGTGCAGAATTCAGATTTAAACGCATATCTTCAATTGGCACAATAGGATCAGGCAGTGCTTCTTCTGGTATTTCTTGTTCTAGTTGTGCAATTTTTACTAACCTTCCTTTGTCGCGATCATAAGGAACCAATTGATCCAATGTCATAAAAGTAACGTTACCTCCAGCGTCTTTTACCATTGCAAACTCTTTGTCGTGAGTACTAATAAACTCAACCAACTTTCCTGTCTTACTGTCTTGAAATAATTTTTGGTCGGACATATTTTTTGGGGTATTCCTTTTCATATTATAGGCACAAAAAAAGCGCCTCATATGAGACGCCTTAGTTATCTGATTGTTATTATCAGGTGCCTTGACCAGCTTCAATTCCGTAAGGAATATGAGCGTCGCTTGCATCAGGTGCGGGAGCAGCACGGTAGTAGCAGATCTCAACCAAGATGGCAGAGGGGCTCTTACGGTCTGCGCCAGCAGAAGGGTTCTGCTCAGCAGTGAAGCTTGCAGAAGTGATGACTTGAACAGCAGTGTCAGCAGAAGTGCTAACAGCAGTGCCGTTGACAATGCCCAACATTGCGGAGGCAGCGCCATCAGCAGGGAAGAACTTGTCAGTGCCTGCAGTCAGGGTTGTTTCACTACCGGTGTTACCAGGAGCGTTACCACCTAAGGCTTTGATCTTAATGGTGTTGCCATTAGCAGCAGCCTTGACGCCAGGTGCGTTTACTGCTGTGCGATAAACAACGGAATTCTTGGGAATTACGAATGCTTTATCTACACGTGGCTTGTCATCCTGACGAAGATCAGGTGACAGAACCTTCAAGTTGTAGGTGCCAGCTGACAATACACCGCCGGAAAGAACTCCAGCGTTATCGGGATCTAGAACGAGAGCACCGACGATACGGTAGAACTCAACACCTGGGAGAGCCTCAACACCCTGTTCGCGATATGCGTTCAGGTGGGCTACATAATTACCGGGAAAAATTACGGACATAGTTAGTTAGCTCCTATCAATATACGAAAGAGTAACCAACCGTAATGAAATCGCGGTTAAGCGTTTCAAAACCGGCAAACAGCGACCAGATCATGATGATGAAACGGCTGAAGTCGTCGTTGTTGTTCAACAGAATCTGAGCGTTGTTACCACCAATACCCACGCCAACAGCTTGAGGGCCGAAGAAGACAAGTTGGGATGCTGTGTAATTAGCAGCGCCAGCGGCCTCGTCAGTCACAACCAAGTTGTAAGTGGTCTCGGGCAGGTTGGTGGACTCGAACCAACGGACACCCTCAAAGAGGAAGCCAGTAGGCATAACGGGTTGACCGGCGACAAAGCCAGCTTGGCCGTAAGCAGGACCCATGCCTTGGTAGAAGTTGGCATTAGGTGCTTCACCAGGGTTCATAGGATTAACAATCCCTTGACCTGGATAACGAGCGATCTCGCGGAAGTCTGAGTTCTGACGCAGATGCATCATTGCGGTTGGATCGACGATGCAACGGTAGTAACCATCAGCGAAGGTAGGAACGTTGCGCTTACGCATGTCCTTGACCACTTCGAGAAGGTCAGTCTTGACATCGAATTTGGCGGACTCACCAGCGGCGTATGTCACACCCAAGGTTCCACCAGCGCCGCCTTTAGGCTTGCCGCCTGGCAGGTAGTAACCACCTTGATCTTTGCTGGCTTGACCAGCAGCTTCTGCCTTCAGCAGTTCGTTTGCGAAGACACGATCACGCCAACGACGATAGTCATCCAGCAAGGTCAAAGAACCGATGCTTTGGTGGAAGACGTTCAGGTTGCCGGTATCAAGCAGCAGACGCTGAGCAGTGATGAGGGTTTCACGAGCCACCTTGAAAGTAGAAGGCTGTGAAGCATCGCGGGAATCAGCAGGGCCGGTGTACTCACGAAGAGTAACGAGCACTTTGTCCTTAACGATGTTGCGTGCGGAGGCGGATCCAAGTGTTTGATCGGCAGTCCGCTCACGGGACTCCTTAGTGCCAGGCTTGCCCCAGAAGCGGTAACGATCGAGCTGCACGGTTTGACCGGGCTGCTTAGAAAAATCGTGTACAACTACTGGCTCAACTGCCATCTCAATGATGTAGGCAGGATGAGGACGGTAAAGTTCTGCACCAAGAAGCTTCGGAAAATCATTATCAATCCACATAGGATCGTAACTCCGTAAGCTAAAAAAGTTATAAGTGACTTCGACGTAGTCACATATAACGATAGTACTTGTTATTGCTATACTTTTAACTATATACCCCAATATTTTGTGGTTATGGAATTTATAGATGATAAAATTTGGAAACCTATACACACTCTGGCTGGCTTTGAGTGTTGTATTGAGTATTACATTAATTCACTTGGTGATATCAAGAGTACCAAAGGAAGGTCCGAGAAACTATTAAAGCAGCGTAAGAATAAGAATGGCTACATGCAAGTCAACCTTACTCAACGTATCGGTAGAAAAAGAACAGTAACTGTGACCATTCATAAGTTAGTTGCTCTTGCATTCTTAAAGCCTCCAATGACTATGCCAGGAAGGACTAAAGCATGCAGTCGAGTGGCACATATAGATGGGCATAAAAATAATAACTCTGCTTCAAATCTTAAATGGACTAAAATAGAAGAAAGTTGTAATAGCAAAAATGGCTGATAGTCTTATTCTTTCCGGTGTTAACGGCGTTTCAAAGCACACTGGCAAAGACCTCTTGCTTACTCGTCCCAAGCGTGGCGGTGATACACATAAGATCAAAGAATGGTGGCACGGTACTAATGGTGTGCAGTATGTAGATTGCACAATCTTTGACGTTTCTGCTAATGGTCAGAAAGCCAAACTAGCTGTGGCTTCCACTTACGCTACGTATTTGCGTATTGATCACGACGGCGAGCTTAACTTTGATTTCTATGGTGCTCGCAGTGTATCTCGTGCAGCATTGTTTAATCAAGAACTTAAGTTGATTGAGCACTATGTATTGCCTGCTATGAGCAAAGGCAAAGTCATGACTGTTAAGCCTCATGGTACTGAAGATAAGCCTTCATTCGAAGTCAAGGCTCCTGTTAAACCTTTGGAAGCAAAGCCTGTAAAGAAAGCTGAGAAGAAAGTCATTAAAGCTGTCGTCACTGACAAAGACTAGAAGCTTGGTCGATCAGAAGTTCTCATGATATAGCTCTTGTCAGTAATTGAATCAAGAGCTTTGT